TACCACATCAAACTTTGAAACTGAAATCCATGAGATGTATGTGGATTTGGTTGTGTTTGGTACTGGCTGTATGTTTGCGGAGATGGACAAAGAAAATCTGCGCTTTAGCACGCGGCATATCTCAGAGTTTTATGTAGCTGAAGATCAGTATGGGATTGTCGATACTGTATTTAGAAAATACAAATTGCCAGCGCGTCAAGCGGTGCAGCGGTTTGGCATTGAAAATGTAGGCACTTACATTCAAAGAGTGCATGAGAAGAAACCTGATGAGGAAGTGACTTTACTTCATGCAGTTCTGCCACGCGCAGAACGCGATACTACAAAACGCGATAACAAGAATATGCCATTTGCTTCTATGTATATTTGCATGGAAACAAAGATGATCCTTATGGAGAGTGGCTTTCAAGAGTTTCCGTATGTAGTTCCGCGCTTCCTCAAGGCAACTGGGGAAGTGATGGGTCGGTCGCCAGCTATGGTGGCGTTGCCTGACGTTAAGATGCTTAATCTTATGTCCAAGACCATCATACAAGCTGCACAGAAACTAATAGACCCTCCCTTGTTAGTTCCTGATGACGGATTTCTTCTCCCTGTCCGTACCCAGCCTGGTGGCCTCAACTTCTTTAGAAGCGGCACAAGAGATACAATTACGCCACTAAACACAGGCGCAAACATTCCTATCGGCCTAAACATGGAAGAACAGCGCAGACAAGCTATTCGTTCTGCTTTCTTTGTAGATCAACTGCTGACAGGCGGTGCGCCTAATATGACAGCTACAGAGGTAGTGCAGCGTCAAGAGGAGCGTATGCGCGTTATTGGGCCAGTATTAGGGCGTTTGATGAATGAGATGCTGCGTCCATTGATTGACCGTACATTTGCTTTGATGTTGCGTGCAGATATGCTTGCACCACCACCAGAGATTTTGCAGGGGCTTGATGTTGATATTGAGTATGTGTCGCCACTGGCACGCGCACAAAAATCTAGCAGCTTGAATAGCACAATGAAGGCTTTGGAAATCTTGTTGCCGTTGGCTCAAGCATTGCCTGTTGCAGACCATATTGATGCAGACGGCCTTGTTAATCACATTATGGAAAGCCTTGGCGTTCCAAAGAAAGTTGTGAAGTCTCAGTCTGAGGTTGATGCAGCGCGACAAGAACAAGCTGCACAACAGCAAGCAATGATGGAGCGTCAAGAGGCAAGTCAAGATGTTCAAGACGTTGCTCAGATTGCACAGGCATCACGGATGGTATCTAAATGAGTGAGCAGATCACACAATTACGAACTATGTATACAGACGTATTTACAAGCACTGCTGGACAAAAGGTGCTTAGTGATCTTGAGGTGCGTTGTAACTGGCGTGCTTCAAGCTATGTGGCTGGCGATGCCAATGCCACAGCTTTTGAGGAAGGGAAGCGTGCAGTGATACTGCACATCTACAACATGATGAATGAGGAGAAGTAAATGTCAGAACAGGTTGCCGAACAGGTAGCCCAGCCAGAAGCGGCTCCATCTATGCTGGAAACCCCAGCGGAAGTTGCACAAGGCGGGTCTGGTAACGGTTTCATGGAAATGATACCAGAAGAACTAAGGGAGCATCCAAGCCTTGCACCTATTAAGGATGTGGGCAATTTAGCGCGTTCCTATGTGAACGCTCAAAGATTGATTGGTTCAGACAAAGTTCCGTTGCCAGCTAATCCTACGGATGAGGATTTAGACAACATTTATTCAAAGCTTGGTAGACCAGAAGATGCGTCAGGCTATGAAATCGCCACTGATGGGAACATTATTACAGAGGAAGTGGCTACTCAATACGCTGATGTGGCGCATAAGCTGCGTCTTACACCAGAGCAAGCCAATGGTATTCTTGAGTATTACAAGGGTACTATAGGGCAAACTGAAGAAGAAATGCAGCAATTCGCAGAGCAGCAAGCTGAAGAAACCACTGCTGAACTGCGGCGGGAATGGGGCAGAGCGTTTGAAGACAAGGTTGCCCTAGCTAAAGATGTAGTCGATCAGTTTGCTGGGAATGAAATCCTGCAAATGCGCCTTGAAGATGGAACAATGATTGGCAACCATCCAGCGTTTATCAAGGCTTTTGCTGCGATTGGTGACTTTAAGTCTACTGTAACCAGTGAAGATACAATTAGCGATGGTGCGGTTAATCGACAGTTTACACCGGCACAAGCGCAAGCAGAAGTTGATGCGATGCTGAACGACAAATCTCATGCTTATTGGGATAGAAAAAATCCTGTAGCGCGTGAGCGTGCCGTACAGCGGATGCAGGATTTAATGGCGATGATACATGAGTGATACTGAAAATACATTATCCCCATTGGAAATTAGGCTCGAATGTCTTAGAATGGCAGTCGAGTTTGGTACTCAACGTGATATTATGAATCCAGTAGGACTGGCAGATAAATATTATAATTGGGTAATGAGCGAGGGTAGCGGAGAAATCCGTCCTCAAGACCATCGGAAAGACGATAGCCATAAGTCGGCTCAAAAGACTAGGAGTGTCCGATCAGTCGGGTAGCACGCTGCAAAGTTCAAATGTAACCAGTAGAAAAAAGGAGTGACGCTATGTCAACTCAAGTAACTACAGCATTTGTACAACAGTATTCTGCTAACGTGCAGATGCTATCGCAGCAGATGGGAAGCCGTCTTCGTGATGCAGTGCGCGTTGAAAATGTTGTTGGAAAAAATGCTTTCTTTGACCAAGTGGGTGTAGCTACTGCACAATTGCGTACTACTCGCCATGCCGATACACCACAGATCGACACACCTCATGCACGCCGCCGCGTTTCGCTTGCGGATTATGAGTATGCTGATCTGATTGATGACCAAGACAAGGTTCGTATGCTGATTGATCCTACCAGTGCTTATGCAATGGCAGCGGCAGCAGCTATGGGTCGCGCAATGGATGATGTTGTCATCACCGCTGCACTTGGCACATCTTTCACAGGTGAGACAGGCTCAACATCAACTGCTCTGCCATCGGGTCAGCAAATTGCTGCCGGTGGTGCAGATATGACTGTTGCAAAGCTGCGTGAAGCCAAGAAAATTCTTGACTTGTCTGACGTTGACCCATCAATTCCGCGCTACATTGCGGTGGGGCCAAACCAGATTGAGGCACTGCTTGGTGACACAAATGTAACTAGCAGCGACTTCAATACGGTAAAGGCATTAGTGCAAGGTGAAGTAAACCAGTTCATGGGCTTCAACTTCATTATGACAAACCGTCTTTCAGTCTCAGGTGGTACTCGCTCATGCTTTGCATGGGCAGAAGATGGTATCGCTCTTGGCGTGGGTAAAGATGTAAATGCAAGAATTGATGAGCGTGCTGACAAAGGCTACGCAACTCAAGTCTACTATTGCATGAGCATCGGTGCGACACGGATGGAAGAAAACAAAGTCGTTCAAATCGATTGTGCAGAATAGGAGATTGAAGAATGGCTACTGTATATTCCGTACAAAAGACTAACTGGAACCAAACAGTTCCAGCGGTCAACAACAAGACAAACGAAATGGGCGGTCGTGTTCGCATTGCTCATGGCGTTTATGAGGCATCTTCCCTCGCATCAGGTGACGTTATTGAGATGTTCAACATCCCAAATGGCGCACGCTTGATCGAAGGTTCGCTGGCTCACGATGGTCTTGGTGGCTCAACAACTTTGTCTGTAGGCTATGCAGCCCACACTGATAGCAGCGGCACAGCCGTTGCTGCGGCACCGGCAGCATACAAAGCAGCAGCAGCTTCAACAGCAGCACAGAAGGTAGACATCTTGGCTACCCTTGCGCTGGGTTCTGGAACTGTTGTAGATGCAGATAAGGATGGCTTGCCAGTTTCCGTCACAATGGGCGGTGCTGCTGGTACAGGCACTATTGAAGTCACAATCAAGTGGGTTCTTGACTGATTTGGTTGGGGCGGCTTTTGTCGCCCCTTCCTTCCTATTAGGAGTGGGCCATGCCATCTGTTGTTGATATTTGTAACGAAGCTATGGATTTGCTAGGTGCGGCAACCATTACCTCATTAACCGAAAATTCAAAAGAAGCGCGACTTTGCAACCGCAAGTTTGAGGTAGTGCGAGATGCAGTGTTACGCGCACACCCTTGGAATGTAGCTATATCTAGGGCAGCACTAGCTGCTAATAGCACGCCACCAGCATTTGGGTTCACTTACCAGTTTCCTCTACCTACCGATCCTTATTGTTTGCGCGTCTTGTCTTTCTGGAACTCAAACGTAAACAATGAACTTGCCGCGTATGACAGCAACATTATGTTTAAGATTGAAGGTCGAAGCATCCTTAGTAATGAAAATGATTGCCGGATTGTTTACATATCTCGCGTCACCGACACAGAACAGTTTGATCCTTTGCTTTCAACCACCATAGCGCACCGGCTTGCTGCTGACACAGCCTATGCAATCACTGGCAGTAACAGTGTTTCCCAGCAAATGTTTGCTCTTTATGAGAGCCGATTGAAGGAAGCAAAGGGTGTGGATTCTATGGAAGGCTACCCAGAGCAGCCAGTAGCGGATTACTTTATCGACATCAGGTATTAAAACATGGCGCGTGTATCCAGCATTATTACTAACTTCCGCGCTGGTGCTATATCGCCGCGTCTTGAAGGCCGTATTGATTTAGAAAAATACAGTCAAGCTGCCAAGACATTGCAGAATATGATTGTGTTTCCACAAGGCGGTGTGACTAGAAGGCCTGGAACATACTACGCCACCACATCAAAAGACGGCGGCAAGGTAAAGCTAATCGACTTTGAATTTAGTGATGAGCAAGCTTACATCCTTGAGTTTGGTGCTAATTACATCCGCATAATTAAAGATGGCGCGTTAGTCACTGAGACAACTAAATCGATTACTGCTGTAACACAGGCGAACCCTGCCGTTGTAACCTCTGCATCACACGGATATTCAAATGGTGATAGAGTGTTCGTAACCGGCATCGTGGGAATGACACAGCTAAACAACCGTGAGTTTACTATAGCTGGCGCGACAACTAATACGTTTGAGTTGTCTGGTGTAAATAGTTCAGCTTACACAGCTTACGCAAGCGGCGGCACTGTAGGCAAAATTGTCGAAGTAACTACCAGTTATTCTGTAACTGAGGTTTTTGAAATTAACCATACGCAATCTGCTGACATACTTTATCTTGTTCATAAAAACCACCCCCCAGCAAAGCTGATAAGAACATCTGCTCATGCTGGATGGACGTTATCAGATATAGATATTATTGATGGCCCATATCTTGATGAAAATATAACCTCTACCACTTTGTATGCTTCTGCTGACACAGGAAGCGTTACTTTAACAGCATCAGCTAGTTTGTTTACAAGTTCAGATGTGGGTAGATTGGTTAGGTTCCGTGAAGTATTAGAGATACATCATGATGAATGGGCGGCATCTACAAGCTACGCAAACGGTGTAACTGTGCGTTATAATGGTCATGTCTATGAGCAAGTGACCGGCAGCACCCAAACATCAGGTCTCACACCGCCAGTTCATTTGGAAGGCGATGAAACCTATGGTGCTATAACTTGGCGATATAAGCATGATGGAACTGGTTATCTAAAAATAACAGCGTTTACTAACGCGACTACAGTAACAGCCTTAGTGAAGAACTCTACAGGCGTTTTGCCAGATCATGTAGTTGGATCAGGCAACGCCACAGAAAAATGGTCTTTAGGGGCGTTTGGCGGCGATCAGGGCTACCCTAGAGCCATTGGCTTCTATGAGGAGCGTTTATACCTAGCTGGCACTACAGGCCAGCCACAGACGATATTTGGCAGCGTATCGGCTGACTTTGAAAACCATGCCCCTGGAACATTAGATGACAGCGCAGTAAACTTTACTATTGCGTCTGACAAAGTGAACGTGATTAAGCATATTCTTCCAGCGCGGTTCTTGCAGTTACTTACAACCAGTGCTGAATTTACATTGTCAGGCGGGTCTGGAACTACGCCAGTATCGCCAACAAATGTTAACGTGTTGCGTGAAACCACGTTTGGCACATCGGATGTTCGGCCTTTACGCGCCGGAAACAGCACAATCCTTATTCAGAAAGGCCAAGAAAAAGTAAAGGAAATAACCTTTGACTTGGACACTGATGGATTGCTGGGCATTGATCTTAGCATTTTGGCTGATCATATCCCTCGCGGTGGATTAACTGACATGGTTTGGCAGCAAGAGCCAGAACTTATTTTATGGTTCGTACATTCAGACGGACGTTTGATTGGCCTGACATATGACCGCGCTAACGGTGCTATTGGCTGGCATGAGCATCCTTTAGGCGGTGATGCTGTTGTAGAAAGTGTAGCCGCTATCCCAAGTGGGTCAGAAGACCAGATTTATTTGTCTGTTAAGCGTACAATTAACGGCAGCACAGTGCGTCATATCTGCTACATGACACCTATATATTTTAATGATGATATTCTTGACGCATTTTTTGTAGACAGCGGGCTGACGTATGACGGCAGCGCAACATCTACAATCACTGGATTAAACCATTTAGAGGGTGAAACAGTATCAATCTTAGCTGATGGCTCTACACACGCGGATAAGGTAGTTACTGGCGGCACTATAACTTTGGATAGAGATGCGTCTAAAGTACACATTGGTTATAGCTACACATCATATATTGAAACACTGCGCTTAGAAGCCGGTGCTGATGATGGCGTTGCTCAAGGAAAGATCAAACGTATTCACGGCGTAACGGCTAGGTTCTTGAACTCAGTAGGCGCAGAGATTGGCCCATCAGTTAACAGTCTGGATAGGGTTCCATTCCGCGACAGCAGCATGGCAATGAACCAAGCTGTTCCAATGTTTACTGGTGATAAGGAAGTGTCGTTCCCATCAGGATATGACAACGATGCCAAAATTGTGATACAACAGACACAGCCACTTCCAATGACGGTACTGGCTATTATGAGAAGGTCGAATACTTTTGATGCTTAAAATTGTGCCATTTAAAAAGGAACATATTGAGCAAATTGAAACCCGCTACCATTTCCCAGATACGGCAAAGGTAGCCTTTACAAGTGATAACTCTATGGTGGCTTATACAGGTATGATGGGTAACAAGATATTCGCATTAGGTGGCGTATATCAATTGTGGCAGGGCGTTGCTGAAGCGTTCTTCATAATGTCATCACACGCATACGATAAGCCTTTAACTGCGGCTAAGTATTCACGCGCCATGCTTGACTATATCCAAGAAGAAAACAATTACAATAGGTTGCAAGCCAGTGTTAGCTGCAACGATGAAGAAGCTGTAAGATTTATTGGTTGGCTAGGTTTTGAAAATGAGGGGCTAATGAAAAAGTTTGGGCTGGATGGCACTGACTACTATCGTTACGCAAGGGTGCAATAATGGCTGATCCTTTCACAGCAGGGGCTATGCTTCTTGGTGGCACAATGTCGTTCAAAGGAAAGCAAGCCGAAGCTAAACAGGCTCAAAAGATTGCTGAATACAATGCTCAAGTGGCAGAGCAAGAAAAGAAAGTGCTTGCTGAAGTAAAGCGTGATGAAGAAGCAAGTTTGCGAAACCAGTCAGCACGTTTGGTTAGTACTCAAAGAGTTATGACTGCTGGCTCCGGTGTTCAAATGACAGGCAGCCCGATGACCATAGCCGCTGAAACATTCTTTGCCACTCAAATGGATGCGTTAAATATTCAGCAAGCAAGCAGCAGAGAGCAAGCTATGAAAACTCAAGAAGCTGCAATGACACGGCTAGAAGGTAGGGCAAAAGCATCTGGCCTTAAATACCAATCATACGCCAGCCTTATTAACAGCGGCTCTAAAGCTGCAACTTTGATGGGATAAGATATGCCAAAGATACCCCTATACAATCAAGGTTTAGGCCAGACAGTAACTACAAAGCCAATACAAGGCATCCGCGCCAATGAAGGTGCGTTTACTGCTGCTCAAAAAGGGTTTTCTGCTCTTGGGAAATCCATAGAAGACGCTGCGTTTCAATTTGGCATGGAAGAAAAGAAGGCTGAGACTGAGCGTTACAGAAACAAAATAAACACAGAAGTAAACCAAGAGATGAACAATTTTACAATGTCATCTGAGGCAACAACTGTGGCTGAGTACCAAGCATTAGCTGACAAAAAACGCCAAGAGTTGCGTAATAAACATTTATCTGGGCTTGAAGGCAAGCTTACTAAAAGCCAGTTCAGTGCTGTATCAATGCAGTTTGATAATACGTTTGCCGCTAAAGTCGCTACTGGTAGCCAGATGGCTCACGCTAAAGGGCAGCAAATACGCACAGATCAAGTCAATACTACTATTGAAGATACCGTGTCTCAGCTTAGAAGTCTTGATCCTAGCAGCCAGCTATATCAAGACATACAGGCTAACTTAGATGCAGGGTTTGATAGATGGGCTTCACAAGGGCTTGCGCCTAAATACAGCAAAACAACATATCGTAGAGAGTTGTCTGCCAGCCGTTTTGTCAGTGATATAGAAAAAGCTAGTTCTCAAGCCGATATAGATAGATTGCGTAGCCAAGTAGAAGCTGACAGAGGCGACATGACCGCCGCTGATTTTGCGGCGCGAAACACTGCTATTGATGCTCAAGAAAAAATCACTGACGCAATGCAAGTAGACGCTGCGTTTGAAACAATAATTGAAAACAAACCAGATGCCACAGATGAGCAATTGGCAGAGGGTGTGCAAACCATAAGAGATGGAAAAGTTTTAACAATAACAACAAACGCCGGAGAAGATGTTGTTGTTGATTTTGGCACAATGAAACCATCAAATCGTGCCATGTTGATTGCAAGGATAGAGGCTAAAAACAAGTCAGATAAAGCAGAGGCTCTAAGCGCAAACAAACTCGCTGCTAAAGAAAAATTTAGGGGTACAAGTTCTTTAGAGGAGTTGAGGCTTATTAGAAACCAATTCACTCAAAAAGGAGATGACGGTAAATATCTGCATTTCCCTGATGTGACTACTTTTGAAGGAAGGCAAGCAATAGAAGGCTTGCTTGATAGAGAGCTTGCTGAGAAAGCTGTAAGGGTTGTTGCAGAAACAAGCCGTGATATGGATGATGTGAACGCAAGAATAGTTCAAAATGACGGCATTATTAGTTCAGAAGATTCTCAACTTATTGCTAGTGCTAAATCAAAATTAGTGGCTGCTAATCTGATAGAGGAATCGATTGCTTTACAAGATACTGTAGATGCTACGATGAACTCATCGGTTTTATTCAAAGAGATTGAATTTGGCAGCGCATCTGAGCAAGCCCAAACACTGTCAGAGGCGTCTAGGTATACTGATGCAACTGGAAAGAAAACATATGAACTTTTGCAAAATAGAATGGCTGTTGCCGCAGAAGCCATGCAAAAAGATTTTGTTGGATATTATTTAAAAAGCAAAAAGATAGACCCAGATGATGAGCAGCCAACAGCAAGCGAACTTTTAAATATCCAAATGGAGATGGGAATACCAGCTTCAGATGCGCGTGTTACAAGCAACGCGCAGCTACGGTCATTTTCTGCTCAATACAAAGCAGCAGAAGTCCAAGATAAAGGACAGGTAATGGATCAGTTCCTTGCTCAGTTCCCGAACAACGAAGATAGGGTTATGAAGCATTTGGTGGAGACCAAAACTATTAGCTTAGTTGATAGTGTTGTTAATGCTTATCCAGATAATGCAAACATGAGCATGGTGCTTGATGCTAATAGTGAAGCAGGGCAAAAATTAATAAAGGATAAATCTATTATAAGCGCAGATGACCGCCAAA